AATTCGGGGTCTTTGTTCACGAGCGCACCAATGTTCTCGGCGGCGGATTTGTGATCAAAATCCCCCCTCCATTTCGTCTGTGCATCCGAACCTTCGGTTAGCGTAGCCACTCCGTTAGCACCGGGACACAGGAGGATAGATTCGCCCGACACAAGCGTGTGGTCGCTGACCTGCAACCCAATTCGTGCCGCCGCCATTTCACGATAATAGTCCCCCTGCCACGCACCCATTTTGAGAATGCGTTGAATGTTGCCGTTTTGTAGGAAAATAGCACCGACATAATCTGTATAATACCGCCTTCGGTATGGCTTGAATGTGGTGAAATTTTGATATTCCTCAGCCACTAATCGTGGTCGCCATGCGTTTCGTGTCACCTTGTCAATGTAGTCTTGACGAGTGCGAATCAATTCTTCAACATGGCTCTTTTTGATACCCCGTTCTTTGCTGTTCGTGATAGCCGACTGATGTTGGATGTAAGCGTTGTTGGCTGTGGTGAATGACTCAGCCCCCTCAGCCGTAGCGATGACATACACTTTGCCACCACTTCCCACCGAAGCGATTGAAGTCACGGTGTAGGTTTTGCCGAGAGCATCAGCATCATCATAGACCAACACCGTGTCGTTGGCGGAATAGCCCCACCGCCGATAATCCACACCGCTGATAGGAAATTTGATGTTTGCACCATCAATCACCGAGTCATCGCTAAGTGCGGTTGGATCGGGCAAAGGCAATTGAAGAAAATCAGCGACATGAGCCACATCGGTATAGACCAAATCATCAGGATAAAGAGGGGCATCGGGGCGATGGCCGGGTGAAAAAGTGCGTGGCATTGACTCTCACCTAACCCATGATGTGACTACCCATGTTAAAGTGCATCGCATCCCCGCACACACCACATTTGGGTGTCCAACAGAAATACAGTGTTCCGCACCCACGGCATCGTGTGCCTGAGCCTATGTTTTGAATGTTTTTACGCTCGTTGCGTTTGATTTCCACCTTTTTGTTGGTGGAGAATTTGTCCATGTTTTTCTTGGAGAACAGGGATTCGCTTTCATCAAATGATGAACCCGAAGCATTAGCAATTTCAGCCATACGCAATTTGCGCCTTCGCTGAATATCAATTGTAGTGTCAAGGTCAATTTCTTGGACTTTCATTCGTGCCATTTTGGTTCACCCCCGTTGGGCGAACCTCATGCACGAGTGCCTGTCACCGTGATATAGACCGTTTCACCCGACAAATCTGTGGAGTCAGGGATTGCCGCCAAAGCACCCACTGCTACATTGGGGTCGGCAGGGTTGCCGTAAGCGAGCAATTTTTTGTTTGTTCGGTCATATTTCCACACATAGCCACCACTATCGGAGTCAATGGTGACGGTTTCAATGGCAGGGACATATTGAGTTAGGTCAAGCGATTCACCCGCCGCAAGCCACGAATTATCAGGAGTGATTTTAAGAGAAGCCGAAATCCTGCTTCCCGAAACTTGATTACGCCCTAATTGCACTACTGTCAAAGCCATGTCGCTCACCCGTTCCTATGTCTATTTCCTATTTAATTATATTCTCAGTTATACACGATGACAACAAAAATTGAACCCGTGTCCGAAGCCCACGCTGTTCCTGTCGTCAATTTGATTTGCACTTTACCACAAACCATACCTGTCCACGGTGCGACTTCATCAACTAATGTAGCCGTTCCCCCACTGCTGAGAGTCTTGGGGGCTTCGGGGGAAGATGAATGCCCACTCACACCTGCACGAACAACAAGAGAATTCGCCTGTTGTGCGGGTGCGGCTTGAATTGCCGCCCCCTCAGCCGTTTGAAATTTGTAGGGGCGTGGAGAGGCGGTGGTGTAGTCAAGGTTGCTGATTTGCTCGTGATAGGATAGTGGCAAAGCCGATCCTGCACCGTCATCCAAATCACCATAAAGCAATTGAAATGTTCCACCATGCACTTGGGCGTTGGTGTTTGTTGTCAATTTGCTACGGGTTGCGTCAAGGATAATGTTGTTCACTTGGCCGTTAAGCACAACATCAACCGTCACCGTAGTGTTGCCTGACAAATCGTCTTGAGTGAATTCATAGACGAGGCGATTGACACGAGTGCGACCTGCGTATCGTGCTTCACCGTCATAGAGCGTGGCTTTGTATTCGGCCATCACTCGTCACCTCCGCTTGATGCGGAGGCTCTAACGGTTTCAATGATGGTGGATTTGTTTGCACGAGCGTCAATTTCAACGCCATTTGCTTCGCACCATTCAACCATTTTTGCCTTTGTCCATGTTTCATCAAAGGACTCCGATTCTTCTGTGATTTGTGGTGCTTCTTCCACAACAGGCTCAGGGGTTGGCTCAACAGCCTCAGCCATTTGCTTTGTCTTTTCAGCAACGACTGTTTCTTCAAACCCACTTACAGACCACTGAGGGAAGTTATCACCCTTGAATCGTTCAGCCAAGTGGCGAGGGATGTCCTCACGAATGCTTTGCCGACTGAAACCGTATGTCACTCCACCTTCGGTGAATTCCACATAGGGTCTGTCGCCCACATATTGAACGGTGATCGTCAAAAGACGACCCCCAATCAAGCATAAATCAATGCTACGATGCGGTGGGTGTCGCCCGCTGTTCCTGCGGCGGAAGTGAAAGCGACAGTGCTTCCCGATGAACGCACGAGGGTAGGGGCTTCAAAGCCACCGCTTTGGTTCGTGACACTCAACACACTGAGAACACTCGTGCCTGACACACCCGTAATTCCCGTGTCGGTCAAGTCAAAGGTGGTAGCGGCGGATTGTGCCGTCACAACAACATCAACGACCAACAAGTGCATCGCACCTGCGGCGGCGTTTGAACCGATTGGGGATTGAAGCCAATCGGTTGATGTGTTATCCGAACCCGACCACATACGCTGTGAAAGGACGACTGAACTGCTTGCTTCTGTGATATTTACATTTGCCATGTGTATCTCTCCTTGTTTCTCCTATTTAACCTCAACTCAAGTCACGGATTTTACCGCTTGCCTTGAAGAAAGCACAAATCAATTCGCCCATCGTGTGAAACATTCCCATTTGCCCCAAGCGGTTGATACCGAATGGGTCGCCCGTTTCAATACCACTCTCGTGGTAAAGGGTAGGCTTGGCGGTGGTGAACCACAGGTAGTCGGTGTCAAGGAAATAGAGGCGAGAAGAACCGCCCGTTTCCTTGTGAACATCTTTGGAGGGGATGATTGGGACACCGTTGTAGGTGGCGACCATGAAGCCACCCTGAATGCCCGGAACACCCTTCACGCCATTGACACCCGGCACAACACGCTTCATTTCAACGAAGCGTTGTTGGGGTTGTAGCAATTGCTGAATGGTTTCAAGAGTGTCGTAGCCCGTAAGGATGACCTTTGGCTGTCCACCTGCTTCCCACACTTGTCGGAACATTCCGTCAAGGATGTTCAGGGACAATGCACGCTCGGCACTTGATGCACCTGCATCCACTTGAGCGTCATACCACTGAGCCGACCCTGCGGTTTGACCTGCACGAGTGAGCGAATAGATGTTGTGATCCGATTCAGCACTCACATCGGTGAAGGTGTTGTAGTCCTCCACATAGGAATTGGAGGTGATACGGTCAAGGGACTCAAAGTCGTTCCCTGCGGTGGTATCAATGTCACTCAACAGCATTTGGTTGATGTGTTCGGTGTGGTGCTTTGCCATCTCCATTTTGATGACAGCACGAGCATCACCAAGACCATCATCCTTGTCAGCAAGGAACATGGCGGTTTCGGTGAGGTCAAAGGTGTGAGCCACAGTCTTTGGCTTCGTGCTAACCTCAGCGAAGGTTGGCTTGGTGGTTTCAGGGAGGGTTGCGTTCTCAGGAACACCGCCACCCTTCGTGAAGTCGGGCTTGGCGGTGGTGACACGCCATCCACTCTTCTCCCAAGGCTTCTTGGGGAGAATGCTGAAAGCGTTGAATTCTTGGTTCAATTGCGACCAAACCTTACGACCAAAAATCGCTTGGTAAGTGCCACTCGTTGAAGAAGCGAGAGGTGAATCGGCTTTCAAGAGGTCAGTGCCACTGTAAGCCCATGCGTTCTGTCCTGCACCTGCACCGTAATACAGGCGTTCCATGTCTTCAATTGTTCGGATATATCCTTGACTTCCACTCATTTTCAATCACCTCAAAGGTTTCCTCCAACCATTGAACGCTGGCCCAATTCTTCCAAAGCACGCCATGCGTCAAGTCCATTTCCAAGTGCGGCGTATTCTTCGTGCGTTGGGACACGAACACTGCTCTCGGAAGGCACAGGAACGGCTGACTTTTGGATTTCAGCGTTCTCGGTGCGGAGGGAATTGATTTCAGCCTTCAAGGAGGCAATTTGGGAAGAGAAGTCGTTGGACTTGTGGATTTCCAATGCTCGTTGCGTTTCGGCTTCGTAGCGGTCATTCCACTCCTTTTCCACAAGGGACTTCACAGCCTCTTCGTCACGGATTGAGGCGTAGGCTCGGTAGCCACGCTCAAGGGACTCAGGGGAGAGGTCAGCACCTTTGATGACATTTCCACCCGTTGATTGTGGGTGTCGCATCTGTGGTGCGTTCTTGATGACATATTTGTTGGCACGAGCGTTGCCGAGTGCAGGTCGTGGGGCGAGGGTTGCATCCTCACCACTGCCGTAAAGGTCGCCTTGTCCTCGGTGGTTGTAGCCATGCTCACCATCAACGCCCACCATGTAGGCTTTGCCGAGTCCGAAGTGACCCCGTAGGCCATCCAAATCAACACCCTGCTCGTGTGCGAATTTTTCAAGGGTGTCAATGTAAGCAACCGCCGATTGCTCGGCTTTGCCCAAGTCATCCCCTGTTTCGCACTCGCATTCGGCCATGTTGCATGAACCGCACACCTTTGCGCTCTTTTCCATTTCCAACCCTTTGCTGATTCGGGCAAGGGCATCTCTCACTTCTGTCAAAACATTCGTTTCTTCGTTGCTCATTTCGTTCACATCCATTTTCAATAGGGTGTATCGGGATTCAGGATTGATTCCCTTTTTGCACAGGGTAATTTCGTGCAATTCCATGTCCGTAATTTCCCTGTGGCTTCCATGTTCGGGAGTCGTCTTGTTCACTCGGAACAAGGCTTGTCCACCAATGGAGAATGCTCGCAATTCGCCGTTGCGAATTTGCTTTTGGACTTCACGGGCTTTTTCAATGTCGTTTCGGATTTGACAAACCACGAATAGCCCGTGATCATCAACTTCGGATTTCCAAACCCGCCCTTCGCTATCGGTGTAGGAAGGAAGCACTTGACCCACTTGAATACCGCTGTGAGCCAATTGAACATTACGATAAGATGGGTTGCTCATAAAGCCCCCAAATGCCTTCTTCAATGCACTAACGGGGATTCTGTCGCCCTGCTTGTCCACCATATCAACGGAGGCATACCCGGCAATAACCAAGTCCCCATTGGAGTCGGACTTCAAGATGAAGTCTTGTCCAACAGCCGACCATGTTGCCGTGTTCATTGAACAAGGAAAATTGGGTTATCCTATATGAAGCGTTTGGTTGCTCACATAATAGGCATTTGGTTATCGTCGCCTTCCTGTTCAACGATTACCTCTTTTTCTTCGGCTTGTTCCACATTCGTTTTGCGTGGCACTCTAAATACAGCACGACCACCTTCAATGTCCAATTCGCCTTCAATTTGGTTTCCAACCTTATCCGTTCTCTTGACAGATATGTGCTTCGGCATATTCAACGGTGTTTCATCACTCATTCCGTTAGGGTCAAACATGGGTATGCCTTCGTCATCAACCAAAGAAGTCGGCCCTCGTGGTGAAGTCATCATATCCATTTCACCACCCCATCCGCCACCTGATAGCGAACCGCTGATTCTCGCAAGCGTTGTTCCCTGTTTGGTTTCAATGGTGTCATCATCAATTGCTTCATTGACCGACCATTCGCCTTCTTCTGTTCTTTCAAGGCCATATTCAGCACCATATTGCTCAAGCATATTCTCCGTTAAACCCTTGATTTTGTCAATAAGGCTCTCCGCCGAGAACGCTTTGTCGGCACTAATAATGTGTGATCGTGCGTGGCTCAATATGCTCGCCACTTTATCCTCTTCGCCATTTGGTTCAATCAAAGTGGCTCGTGTGAATGTAAAGGTGTCCTTTGTCACGAATGGTGGTGGATAGAGGGATAACTCCCGCTGACCCATTTTTAGGAGGTGAACACCCACAGAACCCCAAACCCCAATCTGTTTTTCTGCGTGTCGTGCCAAAGGACTGTCAGGTTCAATGCTGATTACATTGAATGCGTTGCCATCCCACTCGCCTTTCACCACCAACGGTGAACGATGACCGGGATATTCCAACAGAATGTTTTCTCCATCGTTTGACACAAACGGCAGGGTTGTGCCTTTTGTCAAACCGTCTTGACTTGGAGTGTATAGCACCCACAAATGATGAGCCTCTTTGCCCTTAGCAAAGGTGGACTGTGCATCACGAATCCACAGGTCGCCACCAATCGCCTCACTATTTTTCAACAAACCCTCTTTGTCCGTAAATTTCGTATCAAGAGGCATAGGGAAGGATATGTTGTCATTGGTATGATACATGGTGCGGAGAATTTGAAGTCTGTCCTCTAACGGATCCATGTGAATGTCCTCACCACGATGCACCAACAAATCCATAGCACGCAGGTGCTTGCCCTTCAAGAAAGCATCAAACACAAAGTCGCCCATCTGTTCACGGACACCTTCTTTCACAATGTCAGGCAATTTGATTTCTTTGCCCTT